CGCCCACCTGTCTTCATGGCCAACCGGCCACAAAGGCTTACTCACTTTGATGATATGTCCGCTTCGGCCAGCATGTCTGTGAGTAGGTTCCGAGACGCGAGGGGAGGGTTCCTGGGATCCTTGTCGAGCTTGGGAACTGCAAAGTTTACTTTGGATGTCTGACACTTCAGCCGTATCGTTGCCAACCGCGGCATCGAGTTTCGATGGTGTGATCAGCGGGGTGCGTCCCGACGCGTGCGCTTTGGGCGACGTAAAACGCTATGTGGGTACCACTAAGTACCAAGGGAATTGTGGGGGGCATCCTGAGACTGCACACGCGTCTACGACTTGGATGCTGGAGAACCGGCAGCGAGAGGGCCGTGAGCTGGGCCCGGATGAGGAGCACCAGACATTGTCTGGTGCCTTCAAGCTGTCAGACGTCGACCATCAGGAGGTTGCGGCACAGGTTCGACGTTCGGCCGGCTTCACAGGAAGTTTCGACGTGGCAGACCATGGCGCGTTGATCGAGCAGTTGGTGCTTGGATTGGCCTACTTCTCCAACTATGGGGAGCTCAGCGCGCACACCCTCTGTGGCGGAGTCTACGAGTTGAACGTGGTGGTGGTGAACACGCTTCGCGAGCACGTCACTGCATCCACCGGGCACATCTTCGTGCCCAGATGCAATGACAATTTGTTCGCGGCCGTGTTCGCAGCGATCGCGTGCGCAGCAACGGCAGTGGGGTCGACCGTCGCCACTGACTATCTGGTTGTTGATGGAGGTCATCGGCCACAGATAAATGTGCCGACGGATGGCATGTTGGTGCGAGGCATCATTGGTGCGCTTAGCTGCATTGGTTCGATGTATGAGGATGCTAAGGCTGGTGCGCTTTTCGTCTTGGCGTACACTCGGGCGTTGCACACGGCACAGTCGCTGCATGGCCATAGCGACGAAGGCAGCTGGGTTCGGAGCGTTCTGCGGTCCAAGCACTTCACGCCCAGCTTCGGGCCCATCTTGGCCACCAAGAAGAATTGGGCTGGTCTGTGCGTGCCTCAAGCTACTCATGCTGGGGTCCGCGAGTTCATCGACTCGATGACGTTGAGCACTGCGGCGGCTTTCGCATTTTGCGACACTGGCGTCGTGGTCAACGGGAAGACGGTCCCGTCGGTGCTTGTGGCCTCAACTGACGAGGTGGATGAAGGCACAGTTGCACAAGGACAAGCGTTCCGGCTCCGACAGATCAGCCAACTGATGTTTCAGCGATGGTTAGGCACGCTCGTAACGATGTTCGGCATTTCCTCGTCCGAGCAGTGCACCATTGATGCATCGGCGGTGATGCAGCAAAGCTTCAACTCAGTCGACTGGGAGCATGACCAGCATCTGAATTCAGACCAACTCTGTCCTGGCTACTGGGTCGAGCCGACAGGACTGATCTCACTGGCTGCCAGCCAGCTACCGAACGGTGACGCGTTTGGCCTGCTATCAGGTCGCCCGAACGTGGGACAGTCAGTCAGGCTTTTCCCGAGCGGTACTGTCGTGGATCACTGCTCGTCAGATTTCTTCACCGTCGAATTCGACTTCTGCAACGTACGGTCTTTGCCGTTCGTCCAGTTCTTGCAGAGTCATGAGCAGGACGGGCTGGGCAACATCACCATACACAGCCTTGCAATCGACAGCGTTGCCATGACGCGCGTGGTTCATGCGGCCAACGAGGTTGGGCTGCAGCCGCTGGAACGGGCTATTCGCGCCAGGAGTCCATTCTCAGATTATCTGTGGGTGCGCAACAATAGCATGATGTTGCACCCCGCTGAGTTTCTGCATCTCGGACCTGGTATACGGCTGTTGTTCACAACAATGGTCGGCACTCAGCCGACGCATGTGTTCACCCAGGACGACATCGACGGTATGGTGAAGATCACCAACTACACTTTGGCGTATCGGGGCGTGGCGAACAAGGCAGTCCAGACCGTCAAGACTCGGCTGTACCGCAGCACTTGCGCGATGTCGCTGAGCGCTGCGGTGTTCAAGGCGCATGGGTCAGCGCGACGCATAGACAGGCTGACCACGGTGTGTTTCAGTGGTGTGAATATCCACAAGAGACAAGAGGTCTTCTCTCAAAACGAAGACGGCGTGGAGCGTGAGGGCCGCAGCGGCATGACAGGGGGCGAAGACACGCTTCCAGGTCCGGATGTCGTTGCGTTTGAGTTGGGGGCCAGCCGGCCTCGGAACGACGCCAGCCGTGCCGCCACATATCGTTACACTGAGAACACCGGCGCACAAAGGGCGCCGCTGGTCGCAGGCGGTGCGTCGCGGGGTGCACCTTCGGGCGGGCCCTCAGAGCGTGCGGCGGGCGGTGGCCATGCAGCTGTCGCACAGAAGGCATCGCCGGCAGCGAGCAGCGTGGCGCCCAGTGCACCAGCGAGTGCGTCTGCAGATCGTGCGGCAGGCGTTGGCCACGCAGCAGCGCTGGTTGACACGCTGAATCGCACTCTCGCCGGCTTGGGAGATATTCGGCTCGTGGGGGCACCAGAGGGGACGGGTGTCGCGACGCCGGTGTCGCAGGTGGATGTGGGTGCCAGCATGGCGCCGGGTGGTTCGGACGCGGCGGTCGCGGCACCGAGCCTGGAAGGAGTGTCAGGCGCGGGCGCAGCGGATGCTGTGGCCCGCGCCCTTGTGTAATGTCGCTGGGGTCAGTTCGGTCTCTTGAGCTTGGGGAGGCTGGACTATACATGAAAGCGATTGTATATAGTGCGAATAATGTAAAATATAGTAGGGTCGTTGAGGGCCTGGTGCGGTCAGGTGAGGGGGCTAGGGCTGCCGAGGTGCTAGTCCGCGACACCTCGAAGTCGCTGTCGCGTAGCTGTGCACTGTCGATGTTAGTGTCCGAGTTTCCGGTGCAAATAGCTGGAAGTCATGTGTTCGTGGCTGACCTCGCTAGAGCGTTGTCACAGCGCGTGAGGCCTGGTTTGTGGCGAAACATGCGGTTGGACACAGTCCGGGACTCCTATCCCGTTAAGAGCCTTGCAGCTTCCAACAACAAAACCAACCTGTACTTCTCCGAAGTCTGGGCGGAGTGCAAACGCACTCACCCGGTTGTGGCTGGCGAGTGGGTGCATTTCGGCAAGGCAACTTGCAAGTTTACCAACGATCAGGCCACAGCTGCGTTGGTGTATGCCTGCGCGATAAGACATAGGTTCTCGTTTGCCGTGAAATGGGCTATCTATTGTGTGCTCGAGCCTGCGGAGGTGAAACATGTCTCGACGATTTGCAAGAGTTTGGGAGCCAACGGGGATCCTGCTGGAGCGGTGCTTTGTGAGGCCAACGTGCTCATTGGGCGTGCTGTGAAGCAAGCGGATGTTGAAGGGGACCTGATGCCCAGGTTGGATTGCGACAACCCAAACGTCTATCGATGCGACCCAGCTGTGCTCAGACGCGCGATCCAGGCAGTCGTGCGAGAAGAAGTGGAGGAGCCGCCTTCCTTCGAGGATCCCGACAAGTTTTGGACACGGCGTTGGGGCTGGGCAGTCAACGGGGCGCACTCATTCGTGAGGCAGAAAGCACTGGAGTCAGAAGGGAAGGTCGATCTCGGGGCTGTGGACAAGTCTCTGCTCCAGTCATGGCACCGCCGTGCGGCTTTCGAGTGCATGACGAACAATCCCATGAAGTATTGGGACGGTCGTACGTTCGTGTCAGTGAGCAAAAAACTTGAGGCCGGCGCAACGCGTATGTTGTACTCTTGTGACTCTGTCTCCTACGCATGTTGGCAGCACTTCTTGAGCGGGGTTGAGGGCGTGTGGCGAGGAAAGAACGTGTTGCTGAATCCAGGTAGTGATGGGCATGATGGGTTGGCGGAGCGTGTTGCAGCTCGCGAGGCGTGTGGCCCAGTATACATCATGTTGGACTATGCTGACTTCAACTCACAACACTCGATCCAGGCCATGCAGATGGTGGTGGAAGAAGTCGCAACAGCATGCAACTACGATAGCCGGCACACCAAACGCCTGATCGAGAGTCTGGCGAAACAGGAGATATGGCTGGATGGCAAGAAGCGAGGCACGGTTAAGAGCACGTTGATGTCAGGCCATAGGGGCACCACGTTCTTCAACAGCATACTCAACCGTGCCTACATGCTGACTATTGACGCGGCCGCGGTGGACAAGTTCGGCATGTTGCACGTGGGCGATGACATCATAGGCAAGACCAAATCGCTGCACGAAGCGTTCGCGTTCATGAGAAAGTGCCAAAAGGCTGGGGTGAAAATGAATGTCTTGAAGCAGTCAATTGGGTTCGAAACTGGTGAGTTCACGCGCATGGCGATGCGCGGCTGCAAGAGTGTGGGCTACGTTGCGAGGTCTATTGCTGGGTTCACAGCAGGCAATTGGTACACAGACCATCGACTGGATCCGCTGGAGGCTACTCAAGGCATGATAACGTGCGCGCGGTCGATGATGAACCGCGCTGACAACCCCAAGTTGAGTGGGCTGCTGATCACCTCAGCCTGCAGGATGACAAGGCTGCCGCGTGACACAGTGTCGGCGCTGTTGGACGGATCGTTGTGCTTTGATGGGATGCCGGCGTACGCGAAGAATGGTGCTTGGCACGTGGCGGAGTACAAGGTGGAGCAGGTCCACAAAGGAGCGCTGCCAAACAACTTGCCGCGTTGGGCTTCCAAAGATTACATGCGGGAGCACCTCACTCAGGTTGAGAAGATGGCGATAGAGATGGCTGGGCACTCATGTCAGTCCGCCATGTTGGAGTCCAGCTATAGCAAGTCTGCCGTGGATGTACGTGGGCCAGTGGATTTGGCACTGAGTATCGTGCGAGTCACGCGCATGAGCGGCGACAGTCGCATCACTCTACGCGAGCGCAGACATGCAATCAAGGAGTTTGTGGCCGCCGGGAGGAGGGGAGGCCGGTTGCTCGGTCTGCAGGGACATCCAATACTGCATTACATGAAAAAACAACTGAGCGACACGAATGTCGCTACATTACTAGAAGTCGCGGGGAAATCATCGCACGCAGCCGCTGTCAAGAGGGCCTTTGAGCTCGACAGGGTTAGCGTTTGCGTTGAGGGCTTCGCGTCGTATAGTGATGCTAGCGCGATATGTGTCAATTATGATGGCCGCAGTCCAAACGTGTACGTGCCACAACCGGTGCGTATGTGACCTGGATTGCAGATTGGCCGCTTCGGCGGCAAGATATA